TCAATAAATTACAAGTGGCATTTCATATCTGAAGAAGATAGAGACTTCTATCAAGGATGTAGACACGCTCTTGACAACGGACTTAAGTGGTGAGCGGAGTATATAACCAAACATATTTCAATAACAGACCTGAAGAAAAAGAAAGAGAGGGTGTGTTATATGGAGTTATATTAGTTAACCAACGTACATTTGAGCGTGAATGTATCAAGGTTGGAATCGCTAGTGGTAAAGACTGGCGGCATGTAATTAAAAGAAGTCGTGGTTTTAAAGGGTATGATTTACGCATCCAGCGAACCTATCACGACACCATTTATCGGTGCTGGCAAATCGAGCAGGCACTTCATGAGGAGTTTAAACACGATAGCTATTCCCCAACTCAGAAATTTGGTGGGCATACAGAGTGCTTTAAAATTTCTTCTCTTATTTTATCCCAGTTCCCGAAAAATAATTCTTGACAAATGGTTCGCCGTTTGTTATAATATTATCATATTTTAGAGAAAGAGAATAAATGACAGAAATAATACCACCGACAAATTGCCCCGCTTGTAACAGCGTACTCGAATTTGTAGGTGATCAGTTGTTCTGTATGAACTCCTCTTGCTCTGCAAAATCTGCAAAGCGTCTTGAACACTTTGCAAAAACCTTAAAAATCAGAGGACTCGGTCCCTCAACTATTGAGAGACTTGGTCTTGACGATTATGAAGATATTTATTCGTTAACCCAAGAAGAAATATCTTTTCTGTTGGATTCAGAGAAACTAGGTACGAAACTACACAATGAGATACAGAAATCAAAGAGTGTCGACCTTACAACTCTACTTCCAGCTTTTTCGATACCGCTGATTGGCTCAAGTGCATCCAATAAATTAGCGAAACACATCTCATCATTAAGTGAGATAACCCCAGAGATATGTAGCGAGGCAGGTCTGGGTCCGAAAGCGGCGTCGAATCTTATGGACTGGTTAGTAAACACTTTCCATTTTCAAGGATACTATAACCTACCCTTTACTTTTACTTGCAATAAACGAGCAGAGGTCACTAATACTGACACTAAGGGAACAGTTTGCATTACAGGAAAGTTAAAAAGCTATCCAACTAAAGCCGCCGCACAACAAGTATTAATAAAGAGTGGCTACTTAGTTAAGGATAACTTAACAAAAGATGTAACAATCTTAGTTAATGAAAGTGGTATCGCAAGTGCGAAAACCAAGAAAGCAGAACAAATGGGTATAACAATAAACCAAAACTTAAAAGAACTTATTTAGGAAAATTAAATCATGGCATTACCAAAATGGACAGACGAAAGGACTCAATCTCTAGTAGATTTCGTAGGAAGCGAGAGCCCAATATCCCAAGGAACAGTTGCAAATGCAGCCGAGCACTTGGAAACATCAACCCGTTCAGTCTCAAGCAAATTGAGAAAGATGGGTTTTGATGTTGAACTAGCTTCAGCATCAGCAAGCAAGTCTTTTTCAGACGAGCAAGAAGCAACTTTACAAGCATTTGTTACAGACAACTCAGGTTCTTACACATATGCTGAAATTGCAAGCAACTTCGAAGGTGGACACTTTTCTGCTAAATCAATCCAAGGAAAAATTCTTTCTATGGAATTGACAGAGCATGTAAAACCTGCTCCTAAAGTAGAAACAGTTAGAACTTATACTCCTGAAGAAGAAGGCACATTTGTAGAGATGGTCAACGGTGGATCTTTCGTAGAAGAAATCGCAGACGCACTTGGCAAATCTGTTAATTCAATCAGAGGTAAAGCTCTTTCACTTCTAAGAAGTGGCGAAATTAACGCTATTCCAAAGCAAAAAGAAACTAAAGGATCAAGCAAAGCTGACGTCCTTGCTGATATCGATATTTCAGATATGACTGTAGAATCAATCGCAGATCAAATCGGAAAAACTGTAAGAGGCGTGAAAACTATGTTAACAAGACGTGGTTTACAGTGTGCTGATTACAACGGTGCAGCTAAAAAAGATATCGGTTAATTACTGAATCTTTAAGATTAGTTACGGCAGGGGTTCGCCCCTGCCCATTTTTTATACTTTTGAGAGAGTTATATAGTGAATATTGCATCAGCGTTACTGAAACAGATTATAGTTCAGAAAGATTTAGACACATGGTCTAAGTTAAAAGAACATTACCTTCCTGGTGAATATCAGTCAATATTCCGCATCCTTGATAAACACATAGAAAATTATCAAGACCTCCCCCAATTTGAAGATCTCTCATATGAAGTACGAGATCGACAACTCCAAGAAAAAATATTTGCTATCGAATCAGTTGATGTCGAGGTAGACGCATGGCTACTACTTGACTATCTAAAGAATGAATATACGCAAGTAGAGATTCTAGATGAGTTGGATTCCTATATCGATAATACAGTTGCAATGGCTACTGCAGAAGAAAATATAGAACAACTTCAAGAAATAGTGTTAAGGGTAAGTGACAAGGTAGATGTCAAGCCACCCGAAGAAAGTATGCAGAGCATATCTCTTTTCGAGGATGACAAAGAACTATCGAGGTATTTACCCTTAGGACTCAATAGTGAGTATGACTCACAGATTCAGTTCTCGCCTAAAGACTTGGTACTTGTAGGTGGACGACGAGGAGCAGGTAAGTCCGTTACCTGTTGTAATTTAGCCGCAAATGTTTACGACTCTGGTCGTAGTGCGCTTTACTTTACTATAGAAATGGACAGCAGATCAATCCTTCAAAGGATATGTTCTGTTTCAACAAAAATACCATTAAAAAGACTACGCAGTAAAATGCTATCCGCTGAAGAGTGGAATCTAGTAGGCGGCTGGTGGGCAGGTAGATTTGACGGTGGACATGATTTATTGCCAGAGTTTGTGAAAACACATGACTTTGACACATTTCATAAAAACCTAACAAAACTACCTCTCCACAAAGAAAAGCAATTGGATGTTATTTATGATCCAGCTTTAACTCTCTCAAAAATACAGTCAGAGCTAGACAAAAAAGTCAACCAACTTGATGTTGGTGTAGTTATTGTTGATTATCTAAACCAAGTTAAACGCCACAATGCACCAAGTCGAGCAGGCGGTCAATATGATTGGACAGAACAGATAGAAGTCAGTAAGAAAATGAAGTTATATGCTCAAGAATATGAAACATTATTCTTTGCCCCATACCAAACAGATGCTAGTGGAGAGGCTAGATTTGCTAAAGGTATACTTGATGCAGCAGATGCTGCTTACTCATTAGAAACATGGGATCAGCAAGATGAGTGTATGACATTTAATTGTGTAAAAATGAGAAGTAATAGGATGGAAAGCTTCACAAGTGCAGTTGATTGGGAAACCTTGAAGATTGGTCCGCAGTCTGCACTCAACCCTAAAGAAAAAGAAAATATAGAAAAAAGTATGAAAACAGGAGAAGATGTAGATGACATTTAGATGGCAACCATGGGTTTTAAGCCTATACATATATGGGGCATTTGATCCCCTAATTTTAACTATCGCTGCATTAGTAAACAGATTATGATTTTATACACAGAAGCACAATTAATGATAGCATATACTAGGTATGTGCGAACATTGGGAGAATCAACAGTTAAAGTGATGACACCAACAATAGAGGAGTTTCGTAAAATTTATGAAACAGAATTAGAAGAACAACTTTGGGATCAATTAGATGACTAAAACAGAAAAAGCCGCATTACAAGAATCTGTACTACAGGTAGGCGCTGCTCTTGTTATTAATTTTCCATTACAAACATTCCTACTATGGTTATTTATAGAAAAATGGGAATGGACAAGTGCATTTTTGATATCACTTGCCACTACATTTATATTTACAGTAGTTGCATTGATAAGAACATACATGATTCGTATGGAAATAGAAAAGAGACGCAGACATGGCTTATGGAGAAAGGTAAGAAATAGTGGCGGCAGATAGAATCAGTAAGGAAACGGCAGAGTTAGTAGCTCTGCCTCCCTACACATGGGAAACACGATCAGTTAAATTTCTATTGAATCAGAAAAAGATTTATCAGAATATCGAACGAGTACCTATAAACGAACCACTATATGATA